TACATATCATCTATTTTATCTATTAAATCACTTATATTAATCATATCTTTTCGGGTTTTATTTTTTACAAAAATAACAGGCTTTTTAAAATAACAGCGCACAACAGCACGTATAATTAATTGCTATTTTCAGCTAATCTATAAAACTAATTTATATCCTGCAAGTTATTTCTTACTTATTTTCTTTTGTCTTTATCACGCAAAAAATCATACTTGCATGCGTTGTAAAAAATAAAAATTATCTATCTTTTCTTATTTTATCAACAATTTCATTTATTTGCTTATCGCTTAACTCCGAAAACCTTTTACTGTAAAGAGGTGTATCACTATACCAAAAAGGAACTACCCAACCTCTTACTTTTTTTTGCCACCATTTTACTTTCTCCATAATTTTTACATTTAACAACAGCACGTATAATTAATAGCTTTTAAAGTATTGTCTATACAGTCATTGATTATTTCCTCAGAGGGCAGTAAATTTTTAGCAGTGTATTTTTCTAATAATCTAAATTTTACCTTGCTTATTATCTCTTTTTTGTTCATCGTTTATTTATTAAGTTTGTCATTATTTCACGCTAAAAATCATACACAATAAAGTTGTAAAACATTAAGGCTTTAGTTCAATGTATTTTTCACCATCAAAGATATAAGTCTTGCAAGGTGCATTGTGTATTTGCTCAATTTGTTTATTATATTGTTCTTGTCTTTTTACACTATTTAAGTCAACCTCAAACGTATGTGTGTACTTGTCCTTAACGTTTTTACAACAACGTGTAACAGAAATAGCTGCTTTATGCCATTCTAAAAACTTATTTAATACACTTTCAGCTTCTTTATAAGTGCATAGTGTAAATAATTCATCATTTCCTTCTATAAAATCTTTTAAATCTATATTCATTTTTTTATCTATTTGTTTTAATTATTCGCTAAATCCGTTACACAATACAGTTGTAAACAATAAAATTATTCATATTGCTTTTTTATAAAATCTATTGCTTCACCTAACTCACTTGCTTTTCCTAAAGTCAAAAAATAATCAGAATTATTTTTATTTTCCATAGTCATATACTCTAAAGTTAGTGCATCCCACTTAGCTTCAAGTTCCCAAATTATTTTTTTTGTTTTCTTATCCATAATTTCTACATTTAACAACACTGTATATAAAAAATAAAGTGTCAATGATTAATATTAATTTTACGCTAATCTAAGTACTATTTTTGTATCTACCAAATAAAAGCGTATAATTCTTTAAATTTCATATACGATTACGTTATGTAAAATATATTATTACTTTTCTACCAATTTATAAACAGGTCGCCATTTATTAATTTTATTTAATAATTTATCTGCTTTTTTAATATTTTTTTGTAGTTCTTTTTTATTAACTACCTTAATTTCTACTATTTTAGTGTATTTCATAATATTTTATTTTATTTTTTGAAGGTACAAAAAGCACCATAATAAACTTTACCTAACAACGTATAAAATTAATTTTTACGCCATATCCTATCAAAAACTTTTTGATGCATAACCATAAATTTTACATCCCACATTAACAAAGATATAATTATTACCAAAATACCCATGGCGTGTCCAAATAAGCTAGCGATTACTTTAACTAAAAAATTTAATACTTTTATCATTTTATTTACTTTTTGTTTAACTATTAAAAACTAATCTTATACAATACATTGGCAAAAATAAAATAAAAAAAGGGCGCATATATTGTGGTTGTGCGCCCGATTGTTAATTACTTAACAAAGTATTCTATTAAATATAATTTAGGAGCTACAGATATAAATACTAAGAAATAAATATTAACTATAGATACTATTATAGTTACAAGAGATACAACTCCAAATAAAATAGACATTACCTCTTTAAAGCTATCATTATAATCCCATTCTGCTGTTTTATAAAAATATATAAAAAGAATCAAGGGAACTATAAACAAACATGCTCCCATAATATGAGATGCAGTATGCCATTGATAAAATTCTTGTAATAATAAAGGTGCTTGTTCAATTACAAAATCACCACTTTTTTCAGCTACATTTAAAGCCTTTTCCAAAATTGTACTTAATTGTTTTTCTAATTCGTTCATTGTTTTTATTTTATTTAATTATTATTTATTTGGGTTTTACAAACCCACGCCCTTTTTTTATTTTATATTTTCCAACAGCACGTATAATTAATTGCTATTTTCAGCTAATCTATAAAACTTATTTATATCCTACAAGTTATTTCTTACTTATTTTCTTTCTGCTTAGTCACGCAAAAAATCATACTTGCATGCGTTCTAAACAATTAAATGCTTTTTGTTAATTCTTTAAAAGGTATATTGTATTCTATCCACGTTCCTTCAACCTGTTTAATACTTGCAACTTCTTTGTTGTAATCTATTAAAAATATGTAGTACTTAACACTTTTGTAAATTACTTCTGTTTCTTTTTGAAGCAAAGCATTAAACTGTGTAGAACAACGTGTATAATTAATAGCTACTTCAAGGTTATCTAATAAAAGTATTCCCCAGTCTTGGCTTATTTGCTTTTGGTCTATTCCAACTCTAATTTGTATTTTAAGTTGTTTAAGTTCTTGTTTTAATTTTTCCATTTTTATTATCTTTTAGTTATTTTTACGCTAAAAATCATACACAATACAGTTGTAAAACATATTATTGTTTATTTTTACCATCTCTAATACAGTCATTGCACTGCTCTGAGCATCTTGCGTTTTTATGTACTATTTTATCCCTCCAACAAAAAAACGGTTTCACAACACCAGATAAAATTAATTTAACTTTTTCTGCAATCTTCTTATCTCCGTTTTTATTTAACCAGTCATTTATAATATTCATGTTTATTTATTTTTTAATGTTAAACTAATCTTATCTGCGGAACGTTAGTAGAAATAAAAATTACTTAGTATCAATAATCTTTAAAGCAAAGGTTAGTTTTTGTCTAAATATTTCGTCATTAACTATTTCGTTTGCTCTTTGCCAATCGTGTGTGTCGCCTTTAAACATTATTGAATGTTCTTCTTTGCTGTTTTTAAGTATATCTTCACACTTATTTATTACTTTTCCCCATTCGTATCTGTAAGCCATAATTTTAAAAGTGCCTAACAACGTGTATAAAAAATAGCTTTGTTAGGGCTTGTTAAAGGTTAATTAATATTTATTTTGGTTCGTGTATGGTAGCGACATTCGTGTCGTCACCACGCTACATTTCATACACAAATAAGTTATAAACAATTAAACCTTACTTTATCCTCTTTGGTTAAGTCTTTTCCACAAGGCTTGTTAAATAATCTACCACACCTTATACACCAAGTAACACCTATATTGTTATCTCTTCGTATATGTTTTTCATTCTTACATTCTCTATTAATTTTTTCCATTTTAATCGGTTTAAAAGTATATAACAATGTATATAAAAAATAAGGGGTCTGTGTGCTTAACAAACGTGTATTTTATTAAAGAAGTGCCACCACACTAACTAGGCTTGTTTTCTTTTAATCCCTTACTTTCCATATACAAATCAGTTGGTAGTAATCTTTTAATGTGGCTCATTTAATTTAACACCGTCAATTAACCCCTTATTATACGCCTTTAAATTATCTTCTGTTAAAACACTACAACCAACATCGGTTAAAGTTAATTGCTCGTCTAGTTCTTCTAAACCAGTTTTTAGATTGTCTACTGCTATTTTACTAACTTCACCAACTTTACCCATAAACTCTAGTGCTTCTATAATTTCTTTTATCTTTTTATTCATTTTGTATCTATTTATTATTTGTTCATCCTATCCGCAAAAAACCTTAACCATATACGTTACCTACAACTCTTTAAATCGAGTAAGTGCTTTATCTATATCATTTGGTCTTGGCTTATTTGTTTCTGCAAAGTGCTTTACTATATTCTGCAACTTGCCACCTTGTATTAATGTAAATTTTTGCCATTCCTTATGTTCGTTTTCTGTTAAGTCACGTCTGTTAGGGTTTGTAATGTCGCAAGTTTTCATATGGCTTGTAAAATAGGTTTCTTTCAATTGTTGGTAAGTTTGTGCCAAGAAACAAACAATCCCTTCAAGTTCATTTATATAGGTTTGGTCATCAAGAGCAGTAGGTAACACCGTATATAATTCAGGCTTACCTACTACTTTTTTATCAATTTTTTGCTTAGTCATAATTTTGTTTTTATCTATTAAATTCACTCCTTATTTTCGCCCGAAATCATATACAACAACGTTGTAAGTAATTAAAGGTTTATTAAATAAACTTCGTACATTTTCATAACAACTTCTTTCTCTACATAAGTTTTATCCCATCTATAATTGCTGTCAATAAGTAGTTTTATACCCTTAACCCTAGCCCAATCCTCGAAAGGTATCGCTTTCTTTTCCTTTAACTCCGTACAACACTGGGTTAATAAATATCTGTTTTTTAAGAAGTGTTCGTGCTGTGTAAAATCATATCCGCATCCAGTCATCCATATTGCAAAATCTTGTAATTCTTTTGATTTATCCATTTTATATATATTTAATATTTGTTTATTTTTATCCTAATTTACAAACTAATAGTTTGTTTAAACGCTTCAATTTATATATAATTAACTATTATATTGCTAAATTAATATTTATTATCCTAATAACCTAATTTAAAATGGTATATCTTCTTCTTCACCAAAAGCATCTTTAAGTGAGGCGACTGGTAAAGTCTTTTTTTCTTCTAGTTTCTTAGCCTTAAATTCTTGGTTTAAAGGGTTGTATTTCCTTCTTATCTGACCAATTACATCTAATTCCTTATCATTACTAATTCTATAACCTACATCTATTTTTGTTGGATGCCAATATATTACTAGAGGGTTTTCTTGTTCTGTTGTATTACCTCCTGTATGCTTATTTCTAACATTATCAACTGAAAACTCATTCTCATTTTTACCACGTCTATTTATGTAATAAGTAAATGATGCTTTATTTAAGTAATGCCCACCTTCACCGCTGTAACTTGTAACATCTTCTTTACTTCTTTGAACTGACATTATAGGGTGCTGTGAAGCGTGAATACTGCAGTACTTTTTAGTAAAGTTTAACATCTTTCTACCTGCAACTTTACCGTCTGTATGGTCGTTACCTGTATCATCCCATCCAAAACTAAAAGAATTTACAGGGTCAATGACTAAACCGTGAACATCTACACCGCTATTTATAATTGCTTTCGTTACTTCTGTGGCTGTTTTAATATCCTCTACCTCTATAAAGTAAAAATGTTTATCTACCCATTTACTAGCCTTGTTGTAAAGTTCCCTATCTTCTTTATAAACGTCTTTCGGGAATCTTCCAAGCAAATAAGCCATATAATTTAGCTTAACACTCCATTCGCTATTTTCTTGAAAAGCAACCACCCATATTAAACCGTTAACAATGCTGTACATTATCTCCAAACATTGGTGTATCGTTGTCTTTCCGTCTCCTTTTTTACCAGTAAGCAAATAAAACTCATTCTTTTTACATAGAAAATGATTGTCAAGGTCGCCAATTCCACAAGGGAAGCCGTGAGGTATTCTACCTGTAACAAAATCTTCAACATCTTTGTTAATTATTTCGTGTTTAATTACATAATCTTTATAACTAAAATCGTTATCTTCTTTTAATAAATCTGCTGGTTTATCTATTTCAAACATTTAACTTCTTTTATGTAATGTTAAACTAAATCTTTCGTCTATTTTTCTAGTGATATATTCTGGAGTAAAAGTTTTCTTAAATCTGTGATAATCCATTAAAACACTATCACCTTCTTTTGTTTTAAAGTTATCTTTATCTAGTCTATTTAATTGATTACTACATAAATCTTGATAGAACGCTTTATAAAATAATTCTAATGGTTTTGATAACTGATGAGAAATATTAGTAAAAATATTATCATTAAAAACAGTTGTTTTATTTTCTCTTATTTGCCCTACTAATTCCATTAAATAAAGTTTAGCACACACTTGATTGTTTAAGACAGTTTTAGACTCAACCCTATTGATATAACCTAATAAACTTTTAAGTGCGTTAAAGTCCTTTTCTTCTACCTCAAAAGTTCTATATTTACCATTCTTCATAGGTGATAATTTATACAATAGTCTTTTACCACTATTTTTAACATCCCAGTACTCTTTTGAATATTGTATTTTTTCTTTATTTTCCATAAATTAAAATAACTTTATTTGTCTTAAATCCAAACCGCTCCATACTAAAACTTGTTTCTTTTTTGAATTTATTAATTGACTTAATTCTGTTCTTTGAAGTT